CGAAACATAATATTTCACCATACTCGGCTAAGAAAGGAATTTCTCAGTCGAGTCCCCACGCCGCCCCAAGGACCAGAAGTCCCATGATTCCAATATCATGGTCATCCTTCCGGTCAATGGTACAAACTCGTTCACTAGAGCGAACGAGTTACGCGGCGGCCCGTAGGTGTCTGAAAGAACTTCAGTCTACGGGAAGAAAGGGGTGCTTGAAGAGAAAGCGCCTGGTCGCAGTGGCTCGTTCTTATGACGCCATCCGCGAGAGCATGGTACTCGAGTGGGGGGACCCTAAGGTCCCCGGTCCCCGTTCCCATGCAATCGTGGTACGCTTCATAAAAACGATCACTGCCGCAGTCCGAGAAGGTGGTGTTGCAATCAAGCAACGGTGCCACCAACAGAGGCTGCGTGCACTGACCAAGCAATCGAACGAGAAGGCGGCGCGCAAGGGATTCCTGGCGTCGACTCTCACTCGTTCTATTGCTTGGCCTGTGCCGGCCAGGCTCCTCTCTTCAAGTATCGAGGAGGCGAAGGGTCGTTGGGCTCAGAAGAAGGTTGTTGATAAGAGCCTCTATCCTAGGATAGAGGCATACATTAACACCCTCCCGCTTGAGCCCTTCGACCGTGAAGAAGAGCTACCCCCTTGGCCTGCTCCGAACAGCCATGCGTGCCTAACCCATTCTCAAAAGAAGGGTGGCACCGCCATGGGACTGATCGAGGCAGACCGCAGGATCAGGCTCAACAACTTGGATTTCCTGTTCACAGGGATCCAAGCGAAGTCCTGGGTCGAGGCCGTTACCGGCGTCTTCCCAGAAGATCGTGTCGAAGAACTCTTCGACGATTTCGATGCAGTAGCAGACTCGCTGGACGGTGAAGCCCAGGAGCCTGATTATGCCCGAATCGCCGGAGAGTACCTCGACAATGTTGAGCCCGTACTCAGACCCTGCCCCATCGTAGAAATGGGGGGCAAGATCCGGGTAGTAACTCTTCACCCCGCTGAGGAGGTGACAGTCGCACGTCGTCTCACACAACTTTGGCTTTCCAGGCTAAAGAAGTGTGTGACGAGCCGAGAGATGCTTCGCGGGGGGACGGTAGAGCTCCACACCACTAAACGTGGTGTGAAAGTGTACTCTGCCGACCTCTCCGCAGCTACGGACCACATCGACCACGACCTGGCGATCTTCATAGCTACACTGCTATGCAACAAGATCGGAAGGCCGCATGATGTTCCTTTGGTCCGTAAGCTTCTCGGTGCCAAGACGGTCGAGAACCAGGTGGGTACCACTGGCTGTGGTATCCACATGGGACTCGGTCCGACTTGGGTGATTCTGTCACTCCTCAACGGCTTCGCAGCGTGGAACGCGGGGGCACTCAAACAAGAGTACCACGTCTGTGGCGACGACCTCGTCGGCTGTTGGAAACAGCAGACAATTGAGAGGTACGAAGCCAACCTCGAACGTCTCGGACTTGTTGTAAATAAGTCCAAGGCGTTTGAGGGACGACGTGGCGTCTTTTGTGAAATGATCGTCTCACCAACGGCACCAGGATCCTGGAGGGCCTACAATGTAGGTCACTTATCCGAGATCACTGGAGCGAAGGTGAGGAACCACTTCACAAAGAATGCCTTTGCGGTCGCCGACCACCTTCGAGACGTCACAGTCTCTAGGGCGGTCGTTGACCGAGCCCGCCGGGGGCTCGTTCCACGCTCGAGAGTAGCCGGTCGTGTCCGTAACGGCGGCAACGGGTTCGGAAGCCTTTCGAATCAAGGTCTGATTAGGATCTTGAGACGTCCGGTCTCCCTCGTCGTCGCTCACTCTACGGACCCAGATGTGCTAGACCTAGCGCATGATCAACAAGCGTCTGGAGATGTGACTCTCCAAGACGCCTTGGTCTCCTACGGTTCTGCCAAGCACATCTGGGCATGCTTCAGGGGTGAACCCCCTGCAACACGACCAATCACGAAACAGGAGTTCAGGCGTGTGTCTAGGTTAGACCATAGACACGCCACCCTCTCTCAGGTTCGTGATGCTACTCTCCTCTCCTCGTTGAGTCGCCGAAACAAGAAGGTGCTAATGCACCTCTTGGCGACCCAACCCCTCTCACCCAAGGTCCGTCGGAGACTGGAGGCCGTAGCCTCTCGCCGTCCACGTGAGAGGTTCGTTTCGAGCCAGGATTTGGAATTCCTGATCAAAAAGAACTTCAACCTTGAGTTTGGCAGAAGAATTCGAAGTAAGCAGGGACTTACTCCGAAAACCTCCCCTACTACTGTTCCAGTTATACTGGTCACTAGTAGGGTAGACCCACGCTCTTAAGTGCGTGG